AATGCTCCAACTGTCATGACAGATCCAGAAACCGGCAAAAACATGAGTGTTGATCCTGCGGTTGCAAAAGCAATGACACGTGATTATAGTGCTTTAATGAAAGCTATTGATGCGAAAAAGAATAGATAATGGGATATACTGTATTAAATATAACCAATAAAGATATACAAGATAATTCAAATTCTGTAGTACTAGGTACTTCGATTACGAAAACTACTAGTATACTTCCTCCGATATATTCAAAGTTTGATCAAGCAAAAGAAAATTTAATCAATTTGATATTGACAGTTGAAGGAGAAAGAGTATATCATCCTACATTTGGTTCTAATTTAATTCGTTATATATTTGAACCTATAACAGATCAGTTAAAACAACTCATAATTACGGATATAACTGAAACAATTAATATCTGGCTTCCGTATATTGAAATTACCAATATAGAAATAAAAACATTTGAAGATGACCCGGGATTAGATTTATCATTATCAATATCCATAGAATGGGCGGTTAATGATTTTAGTGGAGATCCTATTGTTATTGAGTCGAACGGTCAAAATATTACAGTACAATAAGGATAATAATGAATCAGACAAAAGATATATCATATTTAGGGAAAGATTTTTCTAACTTCAAAAAAAACTTAATTGATTTTACAAAACAATATTTCCCAAATTCATATACGGATTTCAATGAATCATCGCCCGGGATGGTTTTAATAGAATTGGCATCATACGTAGGTGACGTTTTATCTTATTATTCTGATTCAAATCTTAAGGAGTCATTATTAGAACACGCTTCAGAAAGAGCAAATGTATTGGATCTAGCCCGAGCATTAGGTTACAATGCAAAAAATATTACCGGAGCACAAACTAATTTAGACTTATATATTATTGTTCCGGCTATCGGTACTGGTGATAATGTTAGGCCAGATTATAATTATGCAGTTACAGTTCAACCTGGTTTACGTGTTAAGCAACAAGACGGAGTTGCCGAATTTAGGACTCTAGACTACGTAGACTTTACAACGAGCTCTTCTTTCGATCCAACTGAAGTAACTGTGTATGAAGCCGATACTACTACAAATTTACCAATATATTATCTTCTTAAGAAAACAGCTCGAGCTACCTCCGGAACAGTTAAGACAGCAACTTTTTCATTTGATGGCCCAGTACCATATGATAAAATAGTATTACCTGATTTAAATGTAATTGACATATTAAGTATTGAAGAGTCAGATGGTGATAATTGGTATCAGGTTCCGTATTTAGCACAAGATACTGTTTTTGAAGATGTTCCAAATTTAGTAGAGAATGACCCGGATCTATCACAGTATAGATCATCGGTTACAAATCTGTTGAAATTGAAAAAAACATCGAAACGATATGTAACACGATTGAGATCTGATAATAAAACTGAGATACAATTTGGTGCTGGTATATCTGATAATAATGATGAAGAAATTATTCCTAACCCGGATAACGTAGGCAACGGATTAGCAGGATTCAGAAGACCTATTGATGTAGATATAGATCCTTCGAATTTTTTATATACTAGAGCATATGGTCAAGCTCCAGCTAATACCACATTAACGGTAACATATACAATTGGAAACGGGGTTGCTGATAATGTAGACGCAAACACATTGACTGAAATTAGTCAAGTTAAATTTTTAGATAATATTAATAGTTCAGAGTCGACAGGAATGCTGAATTTTGTAAAACGAAGTTTAACAGTTAATAATCCAAATCCGGCTGCCGGAGCAAGATCTCAAGAAACGCTTAATGAAATTAAAAATTCTGCATTAGGTAATTTTGCTACACAGAATCGACTTGTAACCGCGCAAGATTATATTGTTCGATCTTATTCTATGCCAACAAGATTTGGAAGTGTAGCAAAAGCATATATTGTCCCAGATGATCAAATTTCACAACAACAACAAATTGAAGCACGAGTTCAGAATCCACTAGCAATGAACATGTATGTTTTAGGATATAATGTATCTAAACAGTTAACAGTTTTGAATCCAGCAGTTAAAGAAAATTTAAAATCATACCTAGATTATTATAGAATACTAACAGATGCAATTAATATAAAGGATGCATATATAATTAATATAGGTGTAGAATTTGAAATAACGGTACAGTCAAATTATAATAGCAATGACGTGTTATTACGAACAATTAATAATGTTAAAGAATTTTTTAATATTGATCGTTGGCAAATTAATCAACCGATTGTAAAATCAGAAGTAGTTAACGTTATAGCAAACACCGAAGGAGTGCAAAATGTCGTTGGTGTTATTATGAATAATAAAATTGATTCCGATTTGGGATACTCCGGGAATGCCTACGATTTATCTTCTGCTACAAAGAATGGTATTATCTATCCATCTTTAGATCCTAGTATATTTGAAGTGAAATTTCCCGATTCTGATATAAAAGGTAGAGTAGTAAATTACTAATACTATATTTATATTAAAAGGACAATAATGGGTGTATTATCTGACAATAGAGCACAGATAACAGCTGGGGGACTTATTTCTGCAAGTTTTGTTTCAGATTTATATGATGTTTTAACCGGTAATGAAGTAGAAAACTTAAGTTTATCTGGATCTGTTAATATAACAGGCAGTTTAATTGGAAATTTAACAGGAACTGCATCGACAGCATCATATGTAGAAACAGCACAAACTGCATCATATGTTTTAAATGCGGTATCTGCTTCATATTCGGTAACTGCTAGCAACGCAATTTCGGCTTCATATCTTTCCGGGTCAACTGCAATTGCAACATCAGCTTCAATTAATTATGTTTCTGTTACAGATACATTTATTTCAGAAGGAACTGCATTTATTTATACGGCATCGTTACCAACTTCGGATCCAGCAGTTAACGGACAATTATGGAGAAGTGGTAGTTTCTTAATGATAAGTACAGGTTCAGGATCATAAGGTAATAATTATGTTTAGAATATTTTACGCAGAGAAAGATGCGACTTTATATGAATCAGCGCCGAATATTAATACCGGCATAGATGAAGTATTGGAAGTCGGAAAACGTTTAAGCACTGACGGAGAAACACTTCAGAAATCTAGATCTGTTGTAAAGTTTGATATGTCCGAAATCACGGATACTTTGGCTAAATATAACGTAGCGTTAGAAAACTGTAAATTTGTTTTACAATTATATACAACCCATGCAAAAAATTTACCGGCTGAGTATACTATCGATGCAAATGTAGTTGGACAAGAATGGATTAATGGTACTGGGTTTGAAAATGATAGTCCTATTACGACTGATGGTGTTTCATGGAATTATCCGTTAAGCGGTTCCAATTGGATATCAGGAAGTCAAGACATACCAATTAACGGATCTTCTTTATATGTTACAGGGTCTGGCGAAGGAGGGACCTGGCTATACCAAAGTGGCTCGGGTATATTTAATACATCATCATTTAATTCATCATATTTCTTTCAGCCAGGTCTTGACGAATCAGAATCATTTTCTTACAGACCAACTGATATCAATATGGATGTTACCGAAGCAGTTCAATTATGGATATCTGGGTCAGGCGGCAAAACTATAGAAAACAACGGATTCTTGTTGAAATTTTCTGAAGCTGATGAAGCTGATAATAATAAACAAGGATATATCAGATTCTTTAGTCGTGAAACTCATACTATTTATGTTCCTAAATTAACCATGTATTGGGATAATTCTGAATATGATAATACATTAACGGAAATAGATTTAGAATCTTATACAATGTATACTAAATTAAAAGCAGAATATCGTGATACTGATATTGTTAAGGTTAGAGTATACGGCCGAGATAAATATCCTAGAAAATCTCCTTTAAATCTTTATCCAATGCAAACAGTAAAGCGTTTGCCGGAAACAACATATTACTCAATCAAAGATGCGGCTACAGATGAAGTCATAATTCCTTTTGATAATATTTATAATAAAGTTAGTTGCGATTCTACTAGTAATTTCATTTATCTAGATATGAATGGATTTATGCCGGAACGCTATTACCGTTTAGAATTTAAAATTGTAGATGGTTTTACCGAGCAACGAATTGACGATGAATATTATTTTAAAGTAATTAGATAATGACGGATTTTAATCTTTATATTAATAATGGTATAACAGCTCGATCAAATAACCCGGATATAATCAAACGCGATGATAACGGTAATATGATCTTGTATTCTGGTCAAGAAGATAATCAAAAACTTGTTATTGAAACGGTTACGGAAAGATACACTAAAAGAAGTGTTATTAATTCTGTTGATACTCAATTTAGATATTTCACGTTCCCTACGAGAGAAGTTGTTACTGACGTAGTTCCTAATATTGATTTAAATTTAGGTTCTGACGATATTGCGTTTGCTAGATATACCCCAGCCGAGTCATATGAAATGCCGGGTAATGGTCCTTTAGAGCCATTCGGAATTGAATTTAGCGTGGCAGAAGTCGGATTACAGCCTCAAACAAATAAATACTATGTTACTCAGCAAATAGCCGATTTAAATGTACCATTACGATTCAGACTGCGAATAACAGTAGAAAATAGAAATGTTACAACCACACAAAATGTATTTAATCGTAACATGTATATTGCATTTGCTAGGACGCAGCCGGATACCGGATTAATAAGAAATTGGAGTCCGGGTAATGGAATATATTTTCCAGAAGAGAATATCGAAGCCGGTGAACAAAGGTCTTTAGATGTAGACATAACAGTTCCCCGAAGTGAATTCGATCGTGGTACTACGTTCCAAGTAGCCGCAACAGGTGCCGGACCTGGATTATTTATAGTACCTGGTGCATCATATTGGGTTATTTCAGATGCTACACAGAATACAGATTTATATGGTGAACTAAATGCTTAATCAATATAAAAATAGCGACCAGATACAAGACAGCCGATTAGCAATATCTGCCGATCGATATCCAATTACAACAAAAAATTTATTTAAATCTGCTGGATATTCATATGTACCAGAAATCACTACAAATGCAGATGGTAGTCGAGTCGAACTTCATTTATATTCTTCGGATGCGTGGCTAACAGGAAATCATTGGACTGATCTAGAGCCAACTACCCCTGTATATTTTGATAGTACCGGATTACAATACACATTCAATTCATCTCCAGTAGTTATTGATATTGCTAGACAACTACGAGATTTAGATATACAAACAGGAAATTATACTATTATAGTTAATTTCTTTAAAAATCTAATTGGTAGCTATGAAGAGCAATATTTAAAGATTGAAGAAATTTCTCCGGATAGAACGGAATTAAAATTGAGATTAATTGATTCTGAAAATCAAATGGCACTTCAGCAAATCGTGTCTTTTGCAGAAAATGTTAATCAAACTTTAGCAGGACGGCCTACCGGCCCTAATTATTTTAATAAAACTTATTTATTAAATTTCAGTCAAAATAAAACTGCTATATTTGTTAACAGCGTTGTAGTAGGCGAATATCTTTATGTAAAACTATTAGATCCATTAGACGATACATATGAACCGAATTTCAAATGCTGGGTCGTAGAAGAGCGTAAATTGCCATATACTGATCATATTTCAATCGTTCCACAAGAACTAGAAAAACAATATAATATATTATCTGGTCCAAATTGGGACGCAGTAGGAGATACAACTTTATCTACAGAAACTGGATTTAAAACATGGTCTGATTTATTGGGATCATCTGTACAAACATCTCAACAAATTATAGATTCATATTTTTCTGGAAGTTTATCTGGTGTCAAACTAAACATCGATTATACTGATTTTAATAATTTTATATTTTATAGTTCTGCAACAGAACGTGTTGAAAATTTTAAATATAAATTAGAATTATTAGAATTTTATAATTCACAATCATTAGCAGTATCTCAATTAAGCGGAAGTGTAGCTACAGCAAATTCAACTGAATTCAATGATTTAAAAACTGCTGTTATCAGTGGTTTTGATGATTTTGAAAAGTTTTTATATTATGAGTCTTCTTCGGTGTTATACACAAATGAATATCCACATGAAGCACCAGTTGTCGCAGAATTAACCGGCAGTTATATATCTCCGGTACCTAAAACAAATTCAACAAGACCATACACTTTAGCATCAACTACATCATCGCAATTCAATACTTGGTATGATTCATTGTTGAGTAATGCAGAAATATATGATTCATTTAATTTCAATGCATTAGTTAACATGTTACCACAATACATAACATATGAATCAAAGTATATTAACTTGTATACATTTGTGAACATGTTAGGTCACCATTACGATTTATTATACACGTATATTAATAATATGCGACAAATTAATCGAAGAGATGAAAATCCTAAATTAGGAATGCCAAACGAATTGTTATATTCAGTAGCTAAACAGTTTGGTTGGAATTTAGTTGATGGAAAACAAGACAAACAATTATGGGAATATTTGTTTGGTACTGATGAATCTGGAACACCGATTACCGGATCAAATTCAGTTACTGGAGATTCATTGTCTGCACGAGATATTACATATTCATCATGGCGACGAATTGTTAATAACTTGCCTGGGTTATTGAAAACAAAAGGTACTGCTCGTAGCATTAAAGCATTGTTATCATGTTACGGAATTCCAGAATCAATAATAACTATCAAAGAATATGGTGGTCCAAGAATCAACAGAATACCTGAGTATAAAAAATTAAATTTTGATTATTCTCTCGATTTAATAAATAATACCGCCGGTACAGTAACAGTTAATTATACAGAACCTATTCAATCAGTAGAACTTAGATTCCGTACGGATGATGTAGTAGCAAATCCAGCAGTTCCAAACACAATGCATTTATATACAATTGATGGTAATGATGTTACTATAGATTTCGTGTCTGGAACATATGGTACTATATCTATCAATGGAAATGCATCTAATGCAATTGAAATGTTTGATGGCGGATGGATTAATACCGTATTAAAACAAAATGGTTCAGATTTAGAATTAATTGCTAAACGATCTAAATATGGAAAAATAGTTGCAGCTGCGTCTGCATCAGACACCGGAATATCATTTGGTAGTACCGGTACTATGACTTTAGGTGGTACTAGTGGCGGTGCAGTTAGATTGCAAGGTCAACTTCAAGAATTGAGATTGTGGTCAAGTTCTTTGAATACAGATCCATTTGAAAATCACACTAAAGCTCCTGGAGCATATGATGGTAATTCAGATGCGTACGATGAACTTGTATTCCGTGTACCATTAAATCAAAAAATAGATCACACTGCTACCGCGAGTTTGCAAGGAGTTGAACCTAGACAAACAGGAATATCTGCTTCATTCGCATCTTGGACTAATGCAGAACCATATGATTCATTAGAAGAGACATATTATTATGACGGCATATCTATTGCAGCGGGAACATATGACGACAATAAAATTCGTTTAGAAGATAACGAGTTAATAGGAACATTAGATGTAAAAACTCGAGCAGAAAGAAGTCAATACGATAAAGCTCCATTAGACAGCAAAAAGCTCGGGGTATATTTTTCTCCACAAACAATGATTGATGAAGATATAATTGCTCAATTAGGATTTACAAGTTTAGACGATTATATAGGAGACCCGGGAACTTTAAATGAAAAATCATATCCAGATTTAATTCAACGAGCAAGAGATTATTGGAAAAAATATAGTCAGTCAAATGATGTTAATGCTTTTATTAACATGTTTACATTATTTGATTTATCGTTTTTTAAACAATTAGAACAATTATTACCAGCACGTGCTAATAAATTAACTGGTATTTTGATTCAGCCAAACGTATTAGAACGTAGCAAAGATACTATTTTACCTACAATTGAAAAATTTAATGACAGTTATAATGTAACAATACAAGACATGGATCCAACTGCTAGTGCAGATTATCCATATTATGTTGGAAGTGTTGAAGGTAAAATTGCGTCATTAGATGCTATTGACGATGATCAATACCAAATGTATTTAACCGCATCAGAAGTAGAAAAATATAATGGAACTACGTATTCATATGATTATTTAATTAGATCTGGTAGTACATATACAACTGCATCATCTCCGTATTGGCGAAGTGAAGGATTAAACCCAACTATATTAGATTCAGTATTATCTGAAATAAAAGAAATAGTTGCGGTTCCTCCAGGGGTATATGGTGGATATTCATATGGTGCAGCCAGTTATAGTCAAACCGGATCGATGCAATTTGCACAAGTACAAGATTATTTACCAACGGGTATATTTCGTCAAAAATATGATGGTTCGAAATTAACTAGTGCTGACTTTAATATAGTTTCTATACAAACCGTTGACGGCGGAGCTCCGGTAGAAGTTAGGAAAGCTAATCCAAATCA